GTACATGGACTATGATTGCGACAATCTCATATACACGGAGAATGCTGGCGCAAGAGGTAAAAGAATATCTGCTGGGTTTGGCAAGAGTTCGGATAGAGGTATTCGTACTACCAAGACAACCAAGAGTCTCGGCTGTTCTATGCTAAAGTTGCTTATTGAACAACAACAACTTATAATCAACGACCATGATACGATATATGAGCTATCCAGATTCTCTAGGAAAGGATCTTCTTATGAAGCAGAATCCGGAGCTAATGACGATCTAGTGATGGGGTTAGTCCTATTTGCGTGGATGACAGACCAGCAATACTTTAAGGACCTCACTGATATTAATACTCTAATGAAGCTTAGAGATAAATCAGAAGAACAAATGAACAATGATATGCTTTACTTTTTCAGAGATGACGGACATCCAGATGATGATGTCATTGACCTAGTGGATACTCCTAGCGCTGAGTTCAGAGGTCTATTCTTCTGATTTTTGATTTTTATAAATAAAGCATAACTATGATTAAACAACACCCGTTTTATAAGCAAGGGAGATACCAATGGCGTTTCAAGTCAGCCCTGGAATTAATGTAACTGAGATTGATCTCTCTACTGTAGTTCCTGCAGTTTCCACATCTATCGGCGCAATCGCCGGTGTATTCAATTGGGGACCTGTAAATGACCCAGTTCTTATCACATCGGAAAACGAGTTAGCTAAGCGTTTCGGAAAACCTACTGCTACCAATTTTGAAACTTGGTTTACAGCTGCAAACTTCTTAGCATATTCTAATGCCCTGTATGTTTCGCGTGCCGGTGTAACTGCCGACGATGCAGTCAGCACATCTACATTTTCGGCTACTGCTAGCACAGGGGACATAGATTCAAGAACTGCTCATACGGTATTCAATGACGCTGATTACATAGACAAAGAGGCTGATTTCGATCTTGATGTTCAGTACATTGCCCGTCATCCTGGGGCAGCTGGAAATTCTCTGAAGGTTTCGGAAATTAATGCACCTCTTCAGTATAGCAAGAGCATTTCTCTAGCTGACCAAACTCTGAATAGCATCAACACCAGTACTCAGGTGCCTTCAAAATTTGAAGTGTTTATTCCTGTCAATTCGTCTACGTTGTCGGTAGCCTTAACGAATTCCGCTACGATTTCTACAACTAACTGTTCTAGTTTTCTGGCAGGTCTGAAAGACACACTGGTAGTCGGAGATGTTATTGTTGTAGGTAACTCGTCAATCGGCACCCAACAATTAAAGATTAAGAGTCTTTCAAGCGATCCTGTCGTTGAAGCAGGTGCTACTGGACGTGTAATTCTGAGCGTTGAGTTAGAAGACGTATATAAGCTATCTACGTCCTTCCTAGCTAATACCGCCCCTTCGGCAATCGTAAACGTAGCATGGGAGTATAGTGACCTGGTTGGTCGTGCTCCAGGTACTTCAGCTTTTGCTGAATCGCGTGGATATGCTGATACGGTTGACGAGATTTCGGTTGTCGTAGTAGATGAAGATGGAGCTTTCACAGGACTTCCAGGAACAGTTTTAGAAGTGTTCCCTAATCTTTCCAGAGCCACAGATGCCAAGTCTGCTGATGGTACTTCAATTTACTACAGAGATGTTATTAATAGCACCTCTAAGTACATATGGGTAGCAAATGAAAGAAACCCTTCAGCTACGCCAGACCGTCCTATCGCTACGCTGACTAACTCTACCTTCTCGTCACTAGCAGTTGCAAAACCATATAAGGTGTCGTTCTCGGGTGGTACAGATGGACAAGCTGAGGGTTCAGGCCAACTTCCTTTCTCTTCTATTGCTACTGCGTATGACGCGTTTAGCGATACAGAGCGCTTCGACATATCCTTCATAATGGCAGGAAAGCCAGTCGGTGTTGATGGAGCCCAACTTGCCAACTATCTGATTGACAATATTGCAGAAGTTCGTAAGGATTGTGTGGTGTTTATTTCTCCGACGAGAGAAACCAACGCTGACAGCATTGTTACCTTTAAGAACAATCTGAGATCATCTTCTTATGCTATGTTGGATTCAGGTTATAAATATCAGTATGATAAGTATAACGACACATACCGCTACATTCCTCTTAACGGAGATATTGCTGGCTTAGCTGCACGTACTGACGAAACTCGTGAGGCATGGTATTCACCAGCAGGCTTCAACAGAGGTCAGATCAAGAATGTAATCAAGCTGGCCTATAATCCAGACAAGACAGCTAGAGATGTTCTTTACAAAAACGGTGTTAACCCGGTAGTAACATTCCCTGGACAAGGTACAGTTCTATATGGAGATAAAACTCTTCTGAGAACGGCATCGGCCTTTGATCGCATCAACGTGCGTAGATTGTTTATTGTTCTTGAAAAAGCAATTGCTACAGCTGCGCAAGGTACATTGTTTGAATTCAACGATGACTTTACAAGAACGCAATTCAAGAATCTTGTAGAGCCCTTCCTCCGTGACGTACAGGGTCGCCGCGGTATATACGATTATAAGGTCGTGTGTGACGAATCAAATAACACGGCTGAAATAGTTGATCAGAATCGCTTCGTTGGTGACATTTATATCAAACCAGCTAAGACGATTAACTTCATTCAGCTAAACTTCGTTGCTGTCAGAAGCGGTGTGGAATTCACTGAAATTGTTGGTCAATTCTAATAATAAATAAAGAAAACGGAGAATACTGACATGGCATTTGACATCAATCGTATCAAGAGTGAACTAAGGGGAGGAGGCGCACGCCAGAATCTCTTTGAAGTCACTATCACAATGAAGGGTGTGTCCAACTCAAATCAAGCAAGCCAAAAGACAAAGTTCATGGTGCAGGCAGCTCAGCTACCTGCTTCGAACCTAGGTACAATCCAGGTTCCATACTTTGGTCGTATGCTTAAACTTGCTGGAGATAGGACATTTGATCCGTGGAGCGTAAGTGTAATCAACGATGAAGACTTCCTGATTCGTAACGCTCTCGAAGAATGGTCGAACAACATCAATCGTCTTCAAACTAACCGTCGTACTCTACAGGATTATAAATCTACAGCTAATGTTGTTCAATATTCAAAGGCTGGACAACCTATTCGTGAGTATAAGTTCGAAGGCATCTATCCAGCTATCGTAGCTCCGATTGAGCTTGGATGGGACCAACTAGACGTTATCGAGACCTTCCAGGTTGAATTCCAATATGATTACTGGACTGTTTCAGGAACTACTGGTAACGCCGGTGGTGCTTAATTTTTTTAATTTTGTATAAAGTGACAAACATGCTATGGCTGAAATATTTGGTTTTGAAATAAAAAGAAAAGAACAAGAGCCCATCTCCTTTACTCCTAAGACAGAGGATGATGGTGCTGTTGTTGTTGCTGAAGGTGGTGTATACGGCACATATGTAGATCTAGACGGATCTATTAAGACCGAAGCTGAGCTTATAAACAAATATCGGGAAATGGCTCAGCACCCCGAAATTGAAGCAGCTATAGATGACATCGTCAATGAAGTCATTACTCAAGAGCCAGAAGTACAGGTTGTAGAACTGAACCTTGATGACTTGAAGCAATCCGACAGAATCAAGAAAATGTTAATCACTGAGTTCGATGAAGTTCTCCGTCTTCTAGAATTCAATGCCTTATCATATGAAGTGTTTAGACGCTGGTATGTAGATGGACGTTTGTATTATCATGCCATCATAGATGAAGAGACTCCGACCAACGGTATTAAAGAGCTACGCTATATTGACCCTCGTAAGGTCCGTAAAGTACGTGAACAGAAAAAGAAAAGAATAGCTTCTGGGGTGAGTCTCAATCAGACCGCTGGAGAATACTATCTCTATAACGATAAGGGATTCTCTAAAACCTCTGGCACAGCAGCTATCCCATCAAATACTGTGGGTGGTATCAGAATTGCTAAAGATTCTATTATCCATTGTACATCGGGACAGACTTCTGTCAACGGAGATTTAGTACAATCATATCTCCACAAAGCTATCAAGCCATTGAACCAGTTGCGCTCTATGGAGGATTCGTTAGTTATCTATCGTATCTCACGTGCTCCTGAAAGAAGAATTTTCTATATTGACGTAGGTAACTTACCTAAAGTAAAAGCAGAGCAGTATCTACGTGATGTTATGACTCGCTTCAAGAACAAGCTAGTCTACGATGCTGCAACAGGTGAAGTCAGAGACGATCGCAAGTTCATGACAATGTTGGAAGATTTTTGGCTTCCTCGCCGTGAAGGTGGTAAGGGAACAGAAATTACGACTCTTCCAGGAGGCCAGAACCTTGGTCAGATGGACGATGTTATATACTTCCAGCGCAAACTATACAAATCTTTAAATGTTCCTATTACCCGTCTGGATCCAGAAGTACAGTTTAATCTGGGTCGGGCTACTGAAATTACTAGAGATGAAGTTAAGTTTGCTAAGTTTGTTAACAGACTTCGCAATAAGTTCTCTCAGCTGTTTATCAAGATTCTTGAGCGCCAACTGATTCTGAAAAACATCGTCGCCCCAGAAGACTGGGAAGAGATGAGAGAAGCAATTCGTTTCAAATTTGCTCAAGACAACTATTATGCTGAGTTGAAGGAAACGGAAGTACTTAGAGATCGTATTACGATGCTCAGAGACATTGATGACTATGCTACCAAATACTATTCGCATGAGTGGATTCGTAGACACGTTCTTCGTCAGTCAGATGAAGAGATGGAAGAGATCGACAAGCAAATTGCTGATGAGGTAGAAAATACTCAATACAATCCGCCTCAACTTGGCCCAGATGGTGAGCAACCAGATGCAGGATCTCCGGAAATAACTCCTCCAACCGAGCCAACTAACTAATTATAAATAGAGATGCAAATTAATAAAGGGATAATTTATGCCTACTACCACTGATCTACTCAGTCAAGCGATTGATAAAAATCCTGTTGACTTTAATGATACGTTTAATCAAATCATGATGCAGAAAGCTCAAGATGCTATCGAGGCTAGAAAAATTGATCTGGCCCATGCAATCTACGGCGACAGCGCCGAAGCTGATGAAGACGATGACTTCGATATGGATGATGTAGAGCTCGAATCAGACGACGATCTAGAAGATGAAGAATTCGATCTTGAAGATCTGGAAGATTTAGCAGACTTAGACCTAGAAGATATCGACTTAGAGGACCTCGCAGATGAAGACGCTTAAAGATCTATTCGAAGTATACAAACCTAAATCACCAGACGAGCAGAAGTTCGTCGATAAGCACGTTACTATCAAGCATAAAGATCGTAACGGCAATGGTGACGATGTGTTTAATGCTACGAACCTAAAGACCATCAAGCGTAAAGAAGATCGTCACGGCTATGACGTTGGCGAAGACGAAAAAGTCTATGAGGCTCTTAAAGGCAATCAACATAAGATTGATGCCAACAAGAACGGTAAAGTAGATGCTCACGATTTCCATCTTCTCCGTAAAGGGAAGAAAGTAGCAGAAGCTACTGAAATGCAGGAAGCAATGGATGCTGCTGATCGCTTTGATCACCATCACCAAAATGCTAAGAATCTTCTTAAGTCAATCAATCAACATCTTAAGAATCATGCCACCGAAGCTATGGCTTACAAAGATTCCAAGGGACGCAAAGGTCCGAATTGGAGTCATACTGGATCCATGGAGCACATCGCGAATCAGCTTAGCAACCTTCACGATCAGCTTGCTCGTACTGGGGAATACTCAGTATATGAAGAAGTCGAACTTGGCGAAAAGACTCTAACCCCAGCTGAACTTAAGAAGCGCGAAGAAGTTGCTAAAGCAATGGAGCGTGACAATCCAGGTATGGATATGTCTAAGAAAATGGCTATTGCTACTGCCACAGCTAAAAGAGTTGCCGAAGATACTGAAGAGCTTGGCGAAATGTCATCCAAGATGAAAATGAAGCTTGGTCTTTATGGCAAAAAGAAAATGAAAAAAGAAGATGTCATTAACAACGCCATCGATAAGTTTATGCCAGAGCTAGAGGATTA